TTCGGTCAGCAGGCACCCGCGAAGTTTGACTTCGAGCTCGTGGGCGACGAGGCGCATTATCACTTGGCACGGTGGCTTGCTCGAGGTGGGGCCGTCCCGCACGATGACAAGTTGCGCCAAGAGATGAATCACTCAAAGTGGTACTTCGTTCGTCGTCGTGTTGATGGTGTCTGGTACGACTCGATTCGATCTGCGACGCGCAAGGATGGCCCCGAAGGATACCGCAAGGTTCTGCACCGAAGCCCAGACCGCCTGGATATGCTGCGCGTGTTTGCCTATGCGGCGTACATGCACCACGCGTTCCCGGTGGCTGAGGATACGACAGAAGCTGAGCAGCAAGATGCAGAGTCACAAGTGAAAGCGGTCAACCCGCGAGACGCGTTCAACACGTACATGAGGAATATCAAGAAAGGCAGACACCAATGAACAAGTACACCATCATCATCCCAGTTTTTGGAGCGCTCGAGCACGTCAAGAAGTGCATCGATTCGGTGCTGAGGAATACACCGAAAGAGCATCGCATCCTAGTGATTGACGATTGCAGTCGAGAGGGCGACGTCATTCGCTATTTGCAAGACTTTACTTGGAGCGAGCGAATGATCGTGACGTTTCATTCGAAGAATCTGGGCTTCGTCAAGACTGCGAACGAGGGAATTCGTGAAGCGCTGGCGACTGGTACCGAGCCCATCTTGCTCAACTCGGACACGATAGTGCCTCCGAGGTGGGTCGAGCGTATCGACGAGGCGCGAGCGCAAGGGACTGAACGCGGGGTGCGCGTCGGTGCGATATCTCCACTGTCGAATAACGCCAGCCACTACTCGGTACCGAACGCTTACGACAATGACCTTCCTGACTGGCTTGACCCCGAGGCTATGGATCACATCGTCGAAGAGACCTCAGGCGAGTCTTTCCCCGAGATTCCTTGCGCCGTCGGTTTTTGCATGATGCTGACTCGTGAAGCGCTCGAGGCCGTCGGGAGCTTCGATCCGAAGTGGGGCAAGGGTTACGGTGAAGAAACCGATTGGAGCGTGCGCGCCAAGGCTGCCGGGTTCTCGTGTATTCTCGCTGACAACCTCTTCGTGTGGCACGAACACCATGCGTCATTTGGGTGGCGCGCCCGAAAGCTACGCGAAGAACACCAGGCGATGTTTCTGGAGCAGTATCCAGGATTCGACAAGGTCGTTGATAACTGGTGTCTCGAGGGCAAACAGACACAACACCGTGTCAGTATCGCAATTCGATTGTGGCAACGTCGCACCGGTAATCGTAAGCGCGTGCTCTTCGTCTGCCACCATTGGGGCAAGCTCGGTGGGCTCGAGGTGTTTCAGCGGCGACTCGTCAAAGAACTGTGCGAGTCGCTCGACGTCGTGGTGATGTACCCGACACGGGAGGCGGCGCTCGAATCCTCAACTCATGTCGGTGAGTTCGGTGAGCTTCACATCGTGATGGCGCCGCATCTGGTGCAGTCGCAAATCGACCTTGGAATCTTCCCTTTCCAGCTGCGCGCCGAGCACGTGGAGAAGTGGTTTTGCGATTGCCTCGAGTCGCTGGCTCCGGAGGTGGTGCACTTCCAACACCTCGGCGGTTTTGGCACGTTTCGTTTGCCCGAGATCGCGCGAGCATATTGCCCAACGGTCCTATCGGTGCACGACGACTTCTACCTTTGCCCGTCGTACCTGACAGCGGGGTGGAGCTGCGGACGCGACGCGGCCGAGGATTGTCAGCAATGCCGAGAGTGCGTCGAGCAAGAGTGGACCGTGCGAGTGGAGGGGAGACACTCGGATAGCTTTCCGATGCTTCTTGAGCGTCGACCGCTCGAGGTGGGGTCGATGTTGGGTTACGTCGACCGCATCGTGTTCCCGAGTGAATCTCTACGTGAGCGCTACGAGCGAAATGTGAGTTGTCATCGAATTGACGGGGCAAAACTTCAGACAGTGTTGATCCCCCATGGCGTACCGAGCTACCCGTTTGCTGATACGTACCGCCCAACGGATAGGGTTAGGGTGGCATGGGTCGGCGGCGTGCTGCCCGAGAAGGGGTGGGACGCGTTTGCTGATGCCGCTCGAGTACTCAAGTACGATAACCGTTTTGAATTCTCGGTGCTCGGTGAGTGGGTGGAGTTTGCAGATCGTAGCAAGCTTGAACACGTGAGGTTTCATGGTCGTTATTCGCCAGAAGAATTGCCGCAGCTGCTGCAGAGCGTTGACGTGGCTGTGCCCGCAGTGGCGCGAAAGGAGGCGTACGGAATGGCGGTGGACGAGTGCCTGGCCGCCGGTTGCCCTGTGATGGTTGCGAGCGTGCCGACAATGCGCGAGCGGCTAGACGATGTTGTCGTCGGCGTTGGTTGGTACCAGTGGGGAAACGCTTCGTCTCTAGCGTGTGAGCTTGGAGCGTTGCGACCGCCGAGCAGTAGAATTGTGGTGAGCTGGACCGGTTCTACTATGCACGAATGTGCACTAAACTATTGCCTACTGTACGAAGAGCTCACGGCAACAGTTGAGGCGCCATGAACGCGCGCCCTTTGCTGCTCGCTCTGCGTCGAGGCCTCGTTCGTGTGCTCGGTGCAATTGACAGCGCAACGGCAGAGCCAGAAAAGCTCCCCGACGAAAACGAGCTATTGGAGCGAGCTAAGCGTCAAAACCGTGCGGGCCGTCGCGCATCCAGAACCCCCTGGTACCACCACAGGCCGGGCGAAGTGAAGGTGCCCGATTCGCTCAAATATTTTGAGGCGCTACATGGGACCAAGGCAACCATCGAGATGCTCAAGCGGCAGGAGCGCAAGCTAGATGAGTAGTGATACCGGGTGGTTGCGCGGGTGGTTCAAAAACCGCTGGTGTCGCGGCAGTTTGGCGTGGATACTTGGGTTATGAGGATTATGGCGATTGCACTGTGTTTGGTGGCTTGCTCGAGTACTTCGACCACGAATATTATCGTGGACGGTGGCGAGGTGAACGCGGAAGTTTTCCAGTCCAGTATCGCCACGGGTGGCGACTCTGCCTCGTCCACGGGTGGAGCGGCAACCGGTGGCGCACTCGCAACCGGTGGAATGAAAGCAACGGGAGGCGCGCTCGCGACTGGTGGGCGCGTTGCTGCAACGGGTGGAGCCAACGCAACTGGCGGGTCGTCGATGGCTACTGCGATCTGCGTGGTGACCGCTACATCGACCAACTACGTCGGACCGCACACGTCGTGCCCCCAGCTCGGTGAGCTTTACTGTCCTTGCATCTTCAACTCGGTCTCGCAGGTGACGTCGTGCGCTACGGGGTTGTTGTGCGATGCCTGCAACATGTGTGAGCCGAAGATATGACCGCTGCACTTGGAGTTCTAATCGTTGCGCTCGTCATCTTCCTCGCCGCTCGCGCGTGGGTGCTTTGGTACTGGAAGATTGACGCCATCTTGGCGGAGCTGAAGGCAATCAGCAAGAAGCTCGATCGCGGTGGACCGAATGTCTAGCTTTTGCTGTGCGGTGTCGCCGTTTCAACTTGACCGCGAACACCCGACGCTCTGCATGCTCGAGCACGGACACGAGGGTGAGCATTACCATGAGAGTGATTGGGGAAAGTCCACGTGGAGCGATGACGGCGCTGGTGGAGCTGAGCGTTCGAGGTTTGCTCTTGAGATGGCTGATCCAAGGAAGCGTCGCGAGATGTCAGAGCGCGTGGGCTGGGCGATCGGTGCGCTGTCTAGAATGCGGGGCGAATCGTGAGCTACCTTGTTGCCTCGTGGCTCATGCTCTCGACGTGCTTCCAGGCTGACGTGAAGACTTACTGTTGCCCAAGCGCGTGCGCCGTCAAGAAGTCGAGCCACTGGTACCAAGCGGATGGTGTGTTGCGCGGGTGTATGAAGGGGCTGGGGTGTGGCGGGAGCGATTCAGCGTCAGTTTTCTCTAAATGCTCGTGTTGACTTGGAGCCCCGGAACTGTCCCTAGTGGAGGCCGGGGCTCTTTCTATTTCACTGACCTCCTAGTGCTTTTCTGATTTGCTTGTCGAGCTCTTGGAAGTTCGATTGGAACTCTTCCCAGGCCTCGATCGTCGGAATCGAGATAACGACTTCGAGGGTCCCCGGTGATGGCGTGATCGGCTGAGGTATTAATAGCGGACCTCCACCTGCCAGCGCTCGATATTGCTCAGCGTCATCGATAGCACGCGCAAGGCCAACTTCTGCCTGCTTGACGCTCACGCCTTCGACCCCGGCATGCTCGTCACGGCCAAGCTTGACGGCGTTGTGTTCACTAGTAGATCCTGCCGTCGTAGTCGTCGCAGAGCTCCTACAATGTGCATCTTGGTAGCGGCTTGCATCTGCTCACCTCTAATGTACTTCCTGACGGATGATGGTGCACAGCCCGCCGTGGACGCTATCTTTAGTGTCGTTTGGTTGTCGATGTGTTTGGTCACGATCTGTACTCCCTGGAAACTGTTTGTATTGTTTGCAACTGTGTGCGCACGGCGTGAAAACCTGATAGCAACTTAGTGTTCACTGGCTGGGCAAAGACTGCTTCAATCTCGTTAGGTTACTTGAGCGCGTAGGAATTGCAATGCAGTTGTTGACCCGTGAGCATTGTTTCACGTGCAGCACAACTCATCGGCAAGACGGTCTACGAAGGCTTCGTAACGCCCCCCGGTTTTGGAGTTGATACAAGCGTCGTCGAAACGATTCGAAAGCTTTTTGGCGGCAATTTACAGACACTTTCGGGCACGCGGCTCGAGTGGATGTTGGAAGATGTGGACATCGCCTCGCAGGCTGCCGACTGGGGCGACCTGTCGATGGTGTCGCACCTTTGCCGTGCGATGCGCCGGGACTCGGTGATCTCGGGACTGCAGACGACGAAGAACGGCGGAATGATGCGCTTGCCCAAAGTCTGGTCAGGCTCGCAACGGGTGCAGGAAGAGCTGCAGCGTGCAGACGGCGCGTTTACCGTGTTCGACCTGCTCTGCCCCCCCCAGGAACTTCGCCAGGGCGCGGACGATGCCGACTTTCTGAACGTCGCACTGTGGGAGCTCGTGCCCGTTCAGGGCCGACCCTACCCCGTACTCGAGCGGAAAGACCCAAAGGACCTGTTCTATCTCTGGCCTTTCAATTGCTGGATTTTGCGCACTGCTGCCGGAATTGTGCCGATTGAACCAGGTAACGGGCGGTGGGCGTTACATCTGACGGGGCCTCGTGTGGCCCCGTGGCAGTACGGCAAATGGCACCCTGCTGGTCGATGTTGGGTTCGCAAGGACTCGAATCAGGCGCTCAAGGATAATTGGTCTTATCACCTGGCTAACGCTGCACGCGTTGCGGTCAGTCCGCAGGGTGCCAGCGAGAAGATGACCAACGGCTTCTTTCAGCAAGTGGCCTCGTGGGGAATCAACACCGTATTCGGCGTCAAACCAGGGTGGGACGTCAAGCTGGTCGAGTCCAACGGTCGCGGCTGGGAAGGCTTCGATAGCTCGATAAAAGAGTGCAACGAGGCGTTCATGATTCAGTTCGCGGGGCAACTCGTGAGCGTCACTGGTGGCACCGGGTTCTCGAGCGAGGATCTTTACGCCTCGGTACGTTACGACCTGATCGAAGACAGTGCGGTCCCGCTAGCGCACACAATTTCTACGCAGGTGCTCCCCTGGTTTACGGCGTGGATGTTCCCCGACGAGATCGAAGACTCGCCCGGGTTCCGCTACGACGTTCGGCGCCCGACTGACCTCAGTGCCGAGGCTTCGATCTACACAGCGCTCGGGTCCGGACTCGAGTCAATGCTGCGCGTTGCCGCTGTCATGGGCATCAAGTTCCCGGTGGGCGAGATCTTCCGCAAGTTCGGAATTTCGTCCGAGCCCGCCACGCCAGAGGAATCCCGCAAGATTCTCGAGGCCATCGAGAAGATCGGCAAGTCGGCGAAGTCGAACGACAACGATGGCCAGAAGTCGCAAGAGGCTAAGGCCATTCTGTACACGCTCGGCAAGGCGCTGGCTGAGGGGAAGGTGGCGGCGTGAAGTTTATTCGCAAGGGCGCCGTCGCAATCGAGCCTCGTGCGTCTGGCGCTTACGGCATCGACTACGCGTTCACCGACGAGCCACAGCAAGAGGCGGAGCTGTTTACGGATGACGTAGCGTACGTTGCGATTCGTGGCCCGCTGTCACATCACGATGAGTGGTGGTTTGAGTCTTACGACCAGATCACTGTCCGAATGCGTGAGGCGTTCGCGAGCTCGGCGAAGGTTGTGTTTGTTTCCGGTGACACGCCCGGCGGCGACGTGTCCGGTTGCTTCGACACCGCGCGCGAACTTCGACGGCTTGCTGACGAGAGTGGCAAGCTGTTCGTTTGGTACGTCGATGGTCAGACGTGCTCGGCGGGTCTCGCTTTGGCGGTGGCTGCCGATGTCATCGTGGTGCCTGAAGAGGGGCGCTTCGGTTCAATTGGTGTGATTGCCGAGGTGCACTCAGTCAAGAAGATGCTCGACGCTATGGGCGAGGATGTTCGCCTCATTACGTCTGGTTTGCGCAAAGCTGACGGCCATCCGTGCAACGAGATCAGTGACGAGACCGAGGCGGCCATACAAGCCTCCGTTGACTACGAGTCAGAGATATTCTTTCAGTGGGTTTCGGAACGGCGCGGCATTGACGTCGAAACCATTCGCAGCTGGCAGGCTGGCATCTTCCACGGGCAACAGGCTGTGGATATTGGCCTCGCTGACGAAGTAGCCGGTGAATCTGCAGCGCTTGCCATGGTGGTGGGAGCTGAACTAACCGAAGCGCCAACAGGCGCGGAAAGTGACGCAGACATGAAGCCAAAAAAGACATTGGCAGCGTCCGCGCGAGCGGCGCTAGGTTTGCCAGCTCCAGAAGCGAGCGTGATTAGTCGGGCCGACGATGGCGGCGACTTTGACGCCGTGAAAAAGGGGCTCGCGAAAATTGCATCTGGGAGCGACGCGAAGAAAGCCGCGCGCGCTGCTGGCATGCTCAAAAAGATGGCTGAGGACGACTCGGCCGAGGGCGACGACGAGCCCAAAGACGAACCAAAGGACGAACCAAAGGACAAGCCTAAGGAAGAGCCCGACGGTGACGAGGGTGAAGACGAAGGCGGCGACGACGCTTCGGCGGCTGAAACCGACGACGACGCTTCGAGCTCTGCCGAGTCCGACGAGGACGCGAAGAAGTGCGAAACCGACGCGAAGAAGGCGGAAGCTGAAGCCGGTGACGAGGATGCAAAGGCCCTCGCTGCTGTCACAAGCGGCGCCAAGGACGCGGCGAAAACTGCCAAGACGCACATGTTGCACGCGCGTTCACTTCGTGCGAGCGCTGCACGTCTGCGGCGTGAAGCCACGTCGTATCGCCGGCTAGCTGCGCAGAACGCTGTCATCGTGCAGCAAGCGCAAGCCATCGATACGCTGTCCAGGCGAGTTGCAAAGCTCGGCACACCGAACCCCAGCGTTGCGGCAATCGGTGCAACCGGCACTCGCGGCCGTACCGAAGGCACCGGCGCAAAGGTGATTGACATCAATCCGGGCGCTGAAACTCCTGACTTGTCTATCTTCAGCGAGTCCGAGCTGAAATCCCTAAATCTTGGAAACAAGAGCACGGGCCTTATCGATATCGGCGGTGGCAAGAAGGAACTTGGTTTGCTCTCTCCAGAGCAAGCTAACGCGATTGTCAACGCAACCGAGGCGCGCGTCGCTTCACTGCGCGGGGGCAAGCAATGAGCACCGCGAGAACGCGAGACCGTTCGACGATCTACACGATGACGCTAGCCTTGGCGACCGGTGCGGTTGGTGGCCAAAATCAAGCCGTCGCCAATATCCGAGGCACGTACACTGCTGGCCCTGCAAGCGGCGCGACCAATGAGTTCGTCATTGGTGCTGCATGCGAGGACTACAGCCAGACCGCTGGTGATACGACTGTGCAAGCGCAGCTGTATCGACCTGTTGATCTAGAGTGGTTCGCCAATGACGGGAACATCGCCATTGCAACGGACTTTCTTGCAAAGTGTTACCTCGTTGACGGCGACACTGTGAGCAAAACCAAGACGAGCGGCGGAATCAACCGCGCATTCGCCGGGGTAATCTGGGCCGTTGATTCGACCCGTGGCGTAGGCGTCCGAGTGACTGCAGTCGAGTCTGCGGACTTGATGAGCTGAAAGGGATCGGGCAATGCTAGAGCAGATCACAATCAACAAGATTCGAACCGCCTGCCACTTCAAGCGGATCAACACGTACGCGAAGATTGCACGCAATCTCAACTACCAACGTTTCGTCAAGGTGCTCGAGAGCGACACTTTGGAAGAGCACTTCTTCCACCTGCTTGAGGCGCAGAAGCTGCGAGATTGGGGCCCCGATGGCGGCGGCGTCGATCTGAGTGACCTTGTGTTGGCTGAAAGTATCTTCGTCAACCACTTTCACAAGTGGGGAATTGAGATTTCTGAAGGCAAATTCAAGGATACGCAGTCGGGAGGCAACGTCATTCAGGGGATCAACCTGATGAGTGAGGCAGTCTCACAGGCAACGGCAAAAGTTGCTCGTCTACCCCAAGAATTGGCAGTCGGCGCACTTCGTCAAGGTACAACGTTGGTACTCAACACCACCAACGGTAACTCGTACCCACTGAAGTGCTTTGACGGTCAAGCCCTGTTCAGCACGGCGCATCCGTTCAACTACAAAGCAACCGGTCTCGGTACCTACTCGAATTACCACAAAGGTAAGGCATCTACGACGGATTGTGGGTTCCTGCCTCTCGGTGGACCATTCGCGAAGGACGGTAACGGGATCTGGCAATACAGCGCTAGTGCTGATGTGTCGATTGAAGACGGTTGGAATAACCTTTGGCTCGCCATCGCCCAGAAGGCAACGATGGTCATGGCAGACGGGGAAACCCCTCGCTACATGGATCCGACAACGATTGTTGCTAGCAAGCGATTGCAGAAGCAAATCGACCGAATCCTTGACGCTAAGGTGATTGCTGCTCATGCGGGTAGCGGTTCAACCGGCGGCGGCTCGATGGACATTGAAGGGTCAATCAAGCGTCTTGGCTTCAAGGGTCCCGTGATTCTTCAAGAGCTCGACTCCGCAAAGGACCTCGCCACCTATACGGGTGGGACAGTAGCGATCGAGCCGTGGGACTGGTACCTCGAGTGCGAGGGCGACAACGCAGAGTCAGAGCTAGGCGCAATCAATATCGGCATGCGTGAGCCATGGCAGGTCCAGATCTACGGCGATGCAACCGGCAGTGGTTCGCCGCAATACGAGCTCGCGAGGAAAGATGCCGTGGCCGCTGTTGGGCAGACTCGAATCTTTGTCGGCGTTGGTGAGCCGTCGTTTATCGACAAGTTCGAAGCGCCGCGCGCAACGGTAACCTGAGCAGCCAATCTGAGCAGCCAATGTCATCGAACTACCTCGACACCGACGAGAAAGCGCTGAGTTACTTCAGTGCTTTCAACCCGCAAAACGCGGCGGAGCTAGACGCGAAGTGGCCCGGAAAGCTACAAGCCTTGTGCTCTGCTGCTAGCGGGTGGGTCGATTCGAGGATTGGTAAACGCTACGTGCGACCGGTACCGAATCCCCCGGACATTATCCGAAAGCTGACGGCGTGGCTCGTGGAGCCCGAAGCTTTTATGGCCCTGGGGATTCGGCCATCGGATGAACAGTGGACGCTAGTTGAGAAGCACTTCGAGTTTGTACACGAGCAACTCAAAGAGATCGCCGACGCAAAAGACGGTCTCTACGATCTACCACTGAGTGCGAACGATGACTCAAGCGGCATCGTTGCACCGGTAACGCTTGGTTACTCCGAGCAGAGTCCTTATACATCGCGGCACAAGCAGTACGATGCAGTCGCGGGGAATCGTCGCTATGGCTGACAACTCCGCCGCATTCGCCGCGCTCGACGCAGAACTTGAACTTCTCAAAAAAGTCGAGACGATCAACGAGGACTGCTCGCGTGACGTCGCTGAGGGCTTTCAGCAAAAGGTCGAGGAGAACGTCGCAAACCAGGTTGATCCCTACGGTCACGCGTGGCGCCCGGGGCAAGACGGTTTGCCCGTGCTTATCAATTCGGCGAGCCACGTGACGAACGTTGCAAAGGGCACGACCATCGAGACGTCACTGAACAATGCCGTGGACGTCCGCCACCATGTTGGCAGTGCGCGCGGTTACCGAGGTGGCTCGGCAAAGCTCGGCGGGTTCCGTCGTTCAATCATTCCATTTTCGAAGCTCCCGGGCCCGTTCAAGGGTGTCATCCGTGAGCGTCTGCAAAAGCGATTCAACGAGATCAAGGGGGGCAAGTGACTACCTTTGCACTCGAGGGTCTGTTCGACGAGATTCGACGGCTCACGTACACGGACTGGCTCGGCGCGTTTACGGGCGTGCTCAGTACTGCAGCTCGTGACGCACTGCCAAAAGTCGCCGGCATGCGTGTGGTGGTTCTGACAGACAGCAACCTCGACACGTGTTGGCAGCTCGGTACCGACCTGGTTACGTGGGCGCCGGTCAAGTTTCCGGTTACCGTCGTGTGGGGACGACTCGAGCCGCAGAAAGCAACCAACGTTGGCACTCACGGACGCATTGTGTTGGTGCCGAATGCTGCAGACGGTTCCGTCGGTGCGTTCGAGGATGCCGAGCAGCCTGGACGTTATCCGAGGCCGCTGTTCAGTCAGCCACGTAAGTTTCAGTGGTTCGTTTACGGGCGGGACGAAACGCGCATCAGTAGCGCTCGCGCTAACGATCACATCGTTGAGTCGCTGATGCACGAGCTGGCGCGCAACGTGTATCTGGCCTGCCACCACTACGGAGACGACCAGGTCACCTCGCCCGTTGAGCTCGGTGAGCCAAAGGTGCTCAAGCCGTCTCAGCAGCTACCGAACGGCGTCGAGTACCAAATCCCCGCAACTGTTCAATCCGCAATCGTCGATCAGTTCGATGATTTGGCGGAGTTCGTTCAGGTTCATCCGACCGCGAGAGTCACGGTCAACGATACGAACCCTTTCACAGTGGAGGCTGATACATGATTCCGTCGGTCAATGTGTTCCGTCGAAACGGGCTGTCAATACAGGCATTGCCCGGCAAACAGCTGATGATCATCGGTCCAGCCGATGCAGGCCCAATCGCAACGCCCATCGCTAAGACTCGCGGCAGTGACGTCATCTCGACGTTTGCTAGCGGTCCTCTTGTTGAGGCCGCTTGCTACGCGATCAAGAATTACCGGTTGCAGGTCGTGTGCGTCCGAGTGGACTCGTCGAGCGTGTCAGCATTCTCTGACGTCACTCGGACGACAGGGCACGGCAGCAGTGTTGTGACCGTGCATACGGGCAGCGCCACGAGCCAGAACGCGGAGGTGATCGCGATGATTGCCTCGGGTGGCACCGTTGGCACAGCGGGCATCACCTACCGAATATCTACAGACGGCGGTGACAACTATGGCGCGCTCACTCCGCTAGGCACTGCGAATTCGATCGTGGTTCCTTTGGGCGATACCGAGAACCTGACGTTGTCTCTTGCAGCCGGCACTCTTGCGGCGAGCGAGATCATTAGCCTGTTTGCCAACGTTGTTGCGGCTGGCAGCTTCGGTACGCTGGACACGAGTCAGTACCCGGGTTCGACCTGCACGGCGGTTGCGACCGTTGACGCTGCAACCTATCCGGATGGCGACTATCAAGCGAGGTGGCGCTGTGTGGACGGTGGCACACTTGGCACGGCCGGCATCACCTATCAGACCTCGACCGACGATGGTCGAACCTGGTCACAGGTGACGGACTTGGGCACGGCGCACGAGATCACGTTCCCCGATTCTGGTGGGGCCTCGGTTACGCTTGGCAGTGCGGGACAGACCATCGCGCCCGGTGCTGAGCTTGCTGTGCTGCTCAACGCTCCCATGTTCACGGCGGAGTCAATCACGGCGGCTCTCGATGCGGCGTTCCGTTACTCGGGCGCTTGGGAGTGGGCTGCAGTGTGCGGCGTAGTTACCGCGAGCCTGGCGCAGATCATCGACAGTGCGTTCGTGCAAGCGTTCCTTACCGGCAAAGAGCGCGGTTGGATGGGCGGCTGGCGCATGCAGGGCCGCTCGATTGTCGGCGGTCCCACGGTGTCCGTTGCCGAGTCTGACGCGGACTACCAAGCAGCATTCAAGACCGAGTGGAATTCGATTGCACTCGAGTTCGGGTCAATCTGGGGCTGCGACTGCAAGGTGCTCTCGGCGGTCAGTGGTCGCACGTACAAATGGAGCCCGGTGGTCGTAGTGGCACCTCGAGAGGCGAGCGTCAATCCGCAAACGGATATCGCGCAAGTCACGCTCGGGCCGCTACCGGGTGTCACGCTCGAGG